CTTCCTCTTTAACATACACTGTAACTGATGGCTTATGTTCACACCAGTGACGTTGATATGTTAACCACAGTTTTAAGTGTGTAAAGCTGTCTAAGTCATCTCGTACAACGCAACCATCAGGGGCTTTCATAGGAAAGCTAAAGATAGTTGTGTCGTTAGGCTTCATTACATCCGCCTCATTTGGGATTCCTTTTTCTTTAAGAAACTGGGTAATAGGGTCTTTATTGTCATTACGAACTCGTCGAATATAATATTGACTATGACGAGCGTGAATACCACTGGCACTATCGACCAACTGACTAACAGTACCACTAGGCTTAACACATGTGATAGAAGCAGACGCAGGAATAGAAAGTACACTAGCAAACTCCTTATTAGTAACAACTGCTAAGTCACGCATACGCTCTAGCCTTGATGACAGACCCTCGTCGTTTACGTCATTCAGCACTGGACAATCTAAGATGCCAGTAATAGACACACCTAGCAAACGTTCTTCCTCAGTGTTCTTCTTCCAGATGTTTCTTAGGTATGGAAAATCGGTGAGAGTAGACTGGAAAGTTCCGAGGATAGTGGCAAGTTCAACTTTTCGTGCAAGAGTTGTTTCGTTATCCGTTTCTCGGGCAACAACTTCTGTAAGGTTACAGAATTGATATGGGCGTAAGATGATTTCGGAGCATGGATTAGTTCCAAAGTCATAGCTAGTGTCTCGCCTTCCAAGTTTTTCAACTGTAGTTTTAGCAGCCGCCCTTGAAAATATACCTCTTTCCCCGCTATGAGATTGGTACAGTGCCAGCCATTCAGACATGAATTCGCCAACTGTAGGTTTCTCATTATAGCTTGCGCTATTGTTTGCAAGAGCACGTTGTCCTTCTCGCTCCCACCAGCTTCCAGCTTTAGCATGACGCATCCTATCATCAGACAAATCAGACAAGCTAATCATTGCAGAGCGACGTACACCACCTACAACAACTACCTCACCAATCTTACACATAATGTCATGGCACTCTAGGCTAGTTAGCTTACGTCCAGCCGCACCTTTAAACTTACTAATAACAAACTTAAACAAGTCTTCCAGTGGCTCAGGACCAGAGGCACGTCCACCAAAGGTCTTCAGTCGAGCACCAGCAGGGCGTACTTTAGACACGTCCCATGTAGGAATTTCACCAGAGTATAACAGTGCAATCAATTGTCGTAAGCTCTTAGCCCAACCAGCTTTACTGTCTCGTACAACGATATTAGTATGACTGTTGAACATCAGCGTAGGTACTTCTGGCAGTTTGTTTACGTACTTACTTTCAACACTAAAGCCTACACCAGTACCGCACAACAGAATGTACATAGCCTCGTCAAAGGATTTAACGTCATCTACAGGTAGATAGCTACAGTTATACCCTGCGGTATTGTCACGGTCTAAAGCCTCACCAGCGGTCATTACAGCCCTCATAGAGGGCATTACTTCCCGACCTAGGATGGCACTATGCAACTCGTTATACAAGTCTTCAGGGATAGTGTAGTTATGCTTAGTTACCAACTGTTTGTTAATAAAGGTCATGTATCGGTCTACTGTCTCAGGCCAATGTTCACGACGTTGCTTGTCATCTAGGAAACGGCTATAGCGGCTCTTAGCGATAAATGTTTCGTACGTATTCATCAATCTTCCATTTCATCAGGTTTGTAAAAATAAATATTAAACACGCCTAGGCTAATGTCTAAATAAACTCCGGGTACAGGGGCTATTTCAAACCCCAACACGAATCCTGCCATAAGGCGTATTCCTATGACCATCATTTTATACCTCTTGTAAGGTGTAGTCGTCGTCTTGCTTTACTACTTTAAGATTGTTAGCTTCAGCAGTGAGCATGTTTTTTAACACCTGCTTAGTGTCTTCACCTAACAACTCGTAAAACAACACGCCATACTTACCACTATTAACGATGTATTCAAAGTCTTTGACTGTATGATACAACCAAGCTTCTTCTTCATTGATTACCATCTGTAACTCCTTGTGCGTAGGCTTCGTACAACCATTGTACCATACTTTTCTCTAATTTGTCAAGGTCCTCTAAATTTATTTCTATGTCATCATAGAACCTTGCGGCTCTGTAGCCACTTACTTCTGGTTTATTAAACCACTCTAGGAATGATTTATTATGTTCCATTACTAGTAACCTTTCTTTTAGCTCTACCCTTAGCCGCTACTGACCTCTCCTCTTTGGTCTTCTTGGCATGGCAGGTTTTACACAATACTTGTAAGTTGTCACTGTCACAGTACATATTATACACCACTTTATCCCATGATTCATGCCCTATTTCAGGGTCTACAATGGGGTTTATGTGGTCTACTTGTACGTCTGCTGATGGGTGATGTTTCTTACATGCGGCACAGCGGTAGTGTTTGCCTAGCTTACCAGTCTTCTTATTAACTTTACGTCCTACAAAAGCCTCTGCTAATGTATCGTACTTAGGCTTCCAGCGCCTGAATCCAGAACGTAAAATGCTTTTGATAAAGCTATTGTATCTACCTTGTGTCCACTCCCCGTTACAATACATCAACTAACACCACCTTAAATCGTGATGATATTTTATGCACATTACCTTGTGCATCCATACAAATTACATACGGCAATTCTTTGTACAGCATTGTAAACAAACTGTCTGCTTTATAATGGTCGCTAGGTAAATCGTCTGTTAGTTTAAATCGTGCATTGTCAGGCACGTCCTTTATCTCTCTCATATGCTCAATATCAATTCCTGAAATCATTCGTCATCCTCCTCATCTGTTAGTAAATTAACCATACAGCACATGCTACTAAAGCAGTCAGGACAGAAATGTACTGGAAGAATACCGAAATAACCATCCACACCTCCTTCCGACTCAATACTAAAGTTACACGCACAGACAGTACAGGTTAGATCGCCATTATTGATGGCGCTATCGTTACTAGTATCTTCCGACATTGTTCAGCTACCTCCCTATGTTCCTTTTGGGTTGCTTCATCACACCTAATATCGCAGTAGTGCATCCAACTACGCAATGTACCATTCATGTACATTCTACTCATAGTTAATCCTTCTGGCAATACCTTACGTGCAACTTCTTTAGCTATACCACTTTTGATAGCCCTATCGTACTCCTTCCTACAGTTATGTGCTACCCGCATTTGTGCATGTAGCCAGTCGGTAGACAATACGTAGTCGTCAGTCTCAATTGAATTCTGACGATTCTTTTCGTCCTGCAACCTAACCTCGCTATATTCCACATCTAACGCTTCTGCATAACGCTGACTAAACTCCTGAAAGCTAAAGCTACGGTGGCGTAAGATTTGACGTGCAATATCTCTAGTGCACTCAATTTCCATACACACATTAACCATCTCAAACGGACTCCAGTGTTTGTTACGCACCAAATAGCTGAGTAGTTTAGGTGCAGTCTCTGGATTATCTTGGTTGTTAGGGTTGCTCACCCTAGCCATGTATGCCACCTTCTCCTCTGCATCCGGCGTAGCCCACACTAATTTAACATTGCTCATTTATTTTACCTTTCAAGTAGTCATTTACTTCTTGCTTCCACTCAACTACTTGTGTGTTACTAGTAACCTCCTTCTTCCTCTTCTTCCCAGTCTTCTCCAAGTCGTTTGTTTGCTTCGTCTTCTTTGGCAGTATCTTCTTCAGTGTCGTCATCGTTAAAAAACTTAGTGTAGTTAGCTACCAGTACATCTGGTAACAGGTTGATAAAATCTTCTACGGATAGTCCTAGTGCAATGGTTAATTCTACAGGGTCATCAAAGTTATCCTCTACAAATTGTTTAACAGCCCAAAGCTTATCGTTATAGTTCACCGTACTTTCTCCCTAGGTAATCAATTGACAGAAACATCTCATCAAAGTTACCGTCTTTAACTTCGTTCAACACTACCAATCCACGCCAGTGACGATTGCTCAATTTGTCCATATAGCTTTCGTCATGTAGGTAATAGCTACCAGCAATAATAGCGCATATAGCAGTACCGTCAGCACGTTTCCCATAGGCCACTTGTTTGCCTTGTTGGTGTCCAGCAATACAAGACATATGCAACTTACTAATAATAGCTGAAGCAGTTCCTGCAGGTCGCCCCATAGCCCCAACAGGCCAGTAGTGATTGAAACCGACACCGTTAATAAAGACAGGATGTAGAAAGTCGTGCACCTCCCAGTCTTTTTCATATTCTAAATCCTTTGTTGAAATGAGTCCTTCTAACGTAGGGCTATTATTAACAGCACGATCTATACGGTTCTCGTGGTTACCTAAGGTCATCA